ACTGACGGGCTGAACCACACACTTTACATTTATCCAGGAGCATTTATGGCTGTACTTGAATGGCCGGAAGATGTCTGTCCGGCGTCTTTGACGTGGCGACCAGAAAGCAATACCAAAACTTTTCGTTCCCCCTTCAATGGCTCATCGCAGACAGCTCGCTTCCCCGGCACCCGCTGGGTATGTTCCCTGACCTTTAATAACCTGACAGATGAAAAATCCAGGCGCATTGATGCTCTGGTGGCTTCCCTCGATGGCGAGTATGGCAGGGTAAAAGTTCGCGACTGGGGGAGAAGTGGTAGAACACCTGCTGGAGCGCCTGTTATTGATGGCGCTAATCAGACCGGAACCCAGATCCAGAGTAAGGGCTGGACGCCGGGAGCAGTGGTGCTCAGACAGGGCGATTATTTCACTGTTAATGACGAGCTGAAGATGGTTACGGCCGACGTGACGAGCGCAGCGAACGGTACCGCAATGATTGTATTTGCCCCGATGTTGCGTAGTTCGCCGCCTGCTAATGCAGCCATTGAAGTCGCGAAACCCTACGGCATTTTCAAACTGAAGGATAACCAGCAGGGTGCCGGTAACCGAGTGCCGGGTGTTTTTACCAGTTACACGCTGGAGCTTGAGGAGGCATTCTAATGCTGTATTCCCCCTTTTCTGATTCGATGGTGGACTGGTTATCCCGCGACAGGGTGACGGCCGCGATCGCCGCCAATATTCAGTTTGAATCCGGTACCGTCTATGTGCATTCCGGTACCGGGACACTGATTCTTGGTGGTTATGTCTATTACGGCATGGGCCGTATGGGTTCTGTTGATGATGCCAGTGAAACCAGCACGACCAGCCCCACGCAGGTCAAAATGACCCTCTCAGGGCTGGATATGGCTCTCTTTGCCACCATGCTGAATGAGCGATGTGTGGGCAGAAATGCCGAAATCTATCTGGTGGCCATGGATGATAACGGTGTTGTCCAGGTTGCCGATCTCCTGTTTAAAGGGCGGGTATCCAGTACGGGGGCGACCGCTGGCGGTAAGAACGCCCTGCAGTACACCATCAGTAATATTTTTGAAGACTGGCAGCGTCCTTTCCCTGATCGCTATACCGATGAATCGCAGCAGGCCGCTTATCCCGGCGACCGTATATTCCGGTATGTGGCGCAGATGGCTGAACGATCGATTTATTGGGGCAGTAAAAAAGATGCACCAGGATTTATCTATAAGTGAGGAAGCATGAAGCATCCGGACTGGCATAACAGATTAATCACCGTAATAAGAGCCGCTGAGAAGCGGCCATTTTTATTAATAAGAGCCGCTGAGAAGCGGCCATTTTCATGACTGCTGCCTGTTCGCTGCGGACTGCGTTCAGGCCATGTGCGGCGAAGATTTTGCGGAAGGCTGGCGCGGAACGTATGACAGCGAAATGGGAGCAAAAAAGGCGATTCTTCGCGGTGGCGGCTCACTTGAAAAAGTGTTTGCTCGATATCTCGATGAAGTACCGGTGAAGCTGGCGCAGCGAGGGGATATTGCCATTGTTGAAAATTCCGGGGCGCGGTGTGCCGGAGTGGTGTATTCCGGCGTTGTATGGGTTCCGGGAGAAAATGGTCTTGTCCGACTGCGGGTTAAACCGCTGAGTGTCTGGAGGGTACGTTAATGCCTGCTGCTGTTCCTATTGTTGCCACCATTGCCGCAGGTGTGGCAGCGGCAAATGAAATGTATGCCATTGCGATGGTTATCACCGTCGCCGCACAGATTGCCACTCAGGCGCTGACCAAGACCCCGTCGCTGAATTCCTACCGTGATACGTCTGAACGCAAACAGGTTCTGCGCGCTGCGGCCAGTGCCAAAACCGTTGTTTACGGTCGCTCAACGTCGGCGGGCACTTTGTTCTTTTCCGAAGAGCAGGCTGGCGAACAGGATGATGGCGAAATGCTGCATCTGGCCATTGCCCTGGCGGGACACCCGTTATCAGGTGTACAGACTGTCTGGTTGGGTGACGAACCGATCAGTAGCTATCCTGAGCATGCCTTTTTCGAGGTGCACACCAACCGACAGACGGCGGATCCTTACATGCTGGAAAACTGCCCGTCATGGAAAGAAGATATGATCGGGAAAGGGATCACCTGGCTGCGCGTATCCCTGAAATTCAATGCCGAAAAATTCCCGGCAGGTATCCCTAACATCAAGGTAGAAAAGCAGGGGCGGGCTATTTATGACCCGCGTACCGGGTTAACGGGTTACAGCAATAATGCGGCGCTGGTTATCCTGGACTATTACCGCAATTACCTGAAAGTTCCTGACACCGATATTCTCTGGGACCAGTTTAAGGAAGCGGCGAATATCTGTGATGAGGATGTGATTACTGGCGGCAATACTGTTGAGAAGCGCTATACCATCAACGGTGAGTTCGATCTCAGTGAAAACAAAGTCAGTATTCTGGAAGGGATGCTGGCAGCGTGCGCCGGGGATGTAACGTATACAGCTGGCAAACATGGCCTTCTGGTCGGGGCGTATTACGGACCAGCTACCGAAGTGATCACTGAAAGCCAGTTGGCCGGTGATATCGAAATCATGCCGGAAGTCTCTCAGGCGGAACGCGTTAACACCATCAAGGGGACGTTTGTTGATCCGCAACAGGGGTATACCGAAGCTGATTTCCCCTCTGTGTCTGTCGGTGAATGGGTGACGGAAGACGGAGTAGAAATATCGCAGGATATGAAGCTGCGATTTGTGACCTCTGAATTTCAGGCCCAGCGTCTGGCAGACGTGAAGTTAAAGCGCACTCGCATCGCCAGGACGATGAACGTAACGTTAAATCTGAGTGGGTACCGTTATCGCCCTGGAATGTATGTGAAGGTGAATTTCCCGTCTATCGGTATCGTGAATGTTGAGATGCGGGTAACTGACTGGAAGTTCGGCGTTCAGAATGGCGTCCAACTGACACTGAAGCAGGAAACAGCAGATGTCTGGGGCGATGTCATCGGTAAACCGATCGAGCGACCACCGTTTACTCAGTTGCCATCAGGCGGCGTGGCGCAGCCGCAGAACCTGAAATACACCGTGGAGGAAATTGGTCAGGTCGTACAGGGGATTTTGTCATGGCAGAACATCGGACAGGTGGTCTACAACAAAGTGATCATTCGTCGCAATGGCCAGATGGTCATGTCCGTCCAGGTCCCCGGGACGTTCACGCGTCTTAACGGATTACCAAAAGATACCTATACCGCTCATGTTATTGCTGTTAACCAGATGGGGGCAGAATCGCCGGAAGGTTATCTGGAGTTCAGCATTGAAGCGCCTCCGCCGCCATCGCACGTCGATATTGAGCAGGGGTTCTTTGCAGTCACGATGATCCCCAGACTTGCGGCCATAACCAACGTTTCCACGCAGTTTGATTTCTGGACGTCAGGGGAGGCAAAACTCCCCGATACATCCACTTCAACTGTTGAGGGAAATGCCAGCAGAGAGGGAGTTGGTACCACATGGACCAGCAATCAGTTACAGGCAGGTCACACCTATTACTGGTACATCAGGACGATTAACGCTTTCGGTGCATCAGCATTCGTTGAAGTGCCGGCATTATGCTCGATGGATACCGGTGAATTGATGGACCTTATTGATGACGGCATCCAAAAATCAGATGCATTCCAGAATGTTAAAGATGGGGTCGATACCAACCTCGAAGGAATTATGGAAAATTCGCTGGCGAACCACGGTACTGTTGAGCACCAGTATCAGCAGTACGGTGAGGTACGTGCCGATATCCTGGTCGTGAAAACCACGGTAGCGACTGCTGAGCAGGGACTTGCTGACCTGTCCACATATGTTCAGGCGCAGATTGGCCCTGAAGGTAGCCTTACATCAGCCGTTAACCAGAAGATGACAGCTGAGGTAAATAGTGATGGGACTGCAAAAGCCTCTTACACACTCAATATGGGGATTGTCAGGAACGGTGTGAAATATAACACCGGATTCGGCATGTCTATCGAGCCATCGGGGAATAGCTATAAATCTACCGTTGTATTTGCCGCGGAACAGTTCGGCATTTATTCCGGTAATAACCCAGGCAACTGGCAGGCTGCATTCTTCGTCTATAACGGACAGGTATTTATTCGTAGCGCATTAATTCAGGAAGCATCCATCGATTTTGCGAAAATTACCGATTCACTTCAGTCTGCAAACTTTATCCCCGGTGGTGGTGGACGCGGATGGAATTTACCAAAATCTGGTAGCCCAGAATTCCATGGGAAACTCTATGCCGACAGCGGTGAATTTGCATTTAACGGAGTGAATAACGTTACTCGCATTGACGGCAATGGGATCACAGTAAATCTCTCAGGAGGTGGTCGTGTTGTTGTTGGACGATGGACATAAGGTGAAATATGCCGGAAGGAATACTGATAGATTATAACGATGGCCGTCCTGCGATGGCGATTACAGCGGGGCTCCGTGCCCCGTCATTCTGCACAAGTTTTGCTGGTTACGGTACGGGGGCAAACCAGTTTCAGGTTAATACTCCATTAACGTCAGGCTCCACAGTTTTTGTTTTACCGACACGTCCGGTTGACGTTCAGGAGTTCGCAGACAATCAGACATGGATAGTTTTACCGATATATATGACATCCGTTACAAGAAACGGAGACAACGGTGTGACTGTTAACGGTACAAACAGGGGAAACTACCAGCGAATACCAAACTGGGCAGGAACTGTATTTGAAATTCTCCCTGCTGCTACTTACAACGAAGGACTTCTCGTTTCCAACTCTACTGATTTCACTGCAATTTCGAATCAGGCAAGATTAATGACATGTGCTTATGTTGGCACGGTGACAGTCAACGGCTCGATGGCGCTTCCCGTATCAGGAATACCATTCGGGAAGTGGGATAACAATAATGTGTCTGTAGGATTTGACGGAGCAAATATTATTGTAAGAGACATCAATTACTCAGGACGGGATGATGTTTCCGCATCTGTAACAATGGAACTGGTAATTTTCAATAATACCGCGCCTGTAGCCGGTGATGGCATTACCATGACTAATTCGGCTGGGCAGGTGACATTTTCAACAGTGAAGCGCCCATTTGTATATGACCAGCAGCTAACGGTAACAGACAATAATCAATACATAGGTGATAAATATTGCCAGATAGTATTTACAGGTGCGCAGTCAAGACGAGTGGATGGATATTTTAATATAAGGAAAAAGGGCGTGGTAATGTCAGGTGGAAGCATCCGGTCAGCGTATAATCAGGTTGTTGGTAATTACAATGACAACAGATTTGATATGACATTTAATCAAAATATCAATATGCCAATTCTTGTCCTTCCGGATATGTATTGAGGAAATATTCATGTCAGCAGGAACCTTAACTCTTACCAATGACACAGATGCTGTTACTGGCAGCGGCACAGCGTTTACAGCAGAACTTGCTGCTGGCGATTTTATTGTCGTAACTGTCGGCGGCATCCCTTATACACTTCCGGTTAAAGCAGTAAATAACAATACATCACTGACGCTGGTTAGTGTTTACACAGGCCCGACACAATCCGGCGCTGCGTGGTCTGCCGTGCCTCGTGTTGCTTTGAACATGGTCACGGCTGCCTTGGTGGCTCAAAGCGCTGAGGCATTGCGAGGACTGAATTACGATAAGCAGAACTGGCAGCAATTTTTCACTGCGGACGGTGATGTAACCATTACGCTTCCTGATACCAGCCAGACAACGGGGCCGTCAGCGAAAAAGTTAATCAACAGCGTCAGTGACAAGGCTAAAAAAGGGAACAACTCAGATATTACCAGCCTTACAGGACTGACAACGCCGTTAAGTGTTGCTCAAGGTGGGACGGGAGGAGCAACCCCTGCGGATGCGGCAAATAATATTGGCCTTGGTCAAAAAAGCAGCCCTTTTTTTTCGCAGTTAAACATTTCTACAACAGGGTACGCAATTATTGGAGTGCAGAATACCTCTCGAGGCGCAACAGATGTTGGTGCTCGTGTCTCTATTGAAGCTTCAGTTGCTGCCAATTCGAGAGGATCAATAATACAAAAAAATAACCAGAATACCCCCGAAAACCAGATAGAGTCACTTCTGCCGTCATCGCCGGGAGTTCTTGCCGTACAGGGGACGTCCGGAAGGGAATACAAAAAGGATATAGAGGATGCAGACACCTGCGAAGCAATGCGGCGCATTATGGGGCTGCGTATGGTTAATTTCGTGTATAAGGACGATGAACTGGCGCGTGTCCGTTTCGGGATTATTGCAGAAGAAGCTGAAGATGTGGCACCACAATATGTCAAGCACAACCAATTTCCGGTACCTGGCAGTCAGGTTTACAATGAAGAAGGCCAGCTTGTCAACCAGCAGTATGCAGACCGTCCGTCTATAGACAACAACCCAATTGTAATGGATTTG